TCTATCCCTGATGTAAATAACCATTATTTAAGATTTACATCAAGAAACAGATCATCCGGTAATTTTAATAGATATGTACTTGATCTTCAATTTAATAGTAGTGATCCACGTACTGGACTTACTAAAGGATTTTCAACAAACTTTACTGGATCTATATATTTTAATGTAACAGGCTCAGTATCAGCTTCTGCTTATTATGGGAATGGTTCTACATTGTCTGGTGTGATTTCAAATCCATTTACAGGTTCATTATTAGCAACTGGTTCTATAAATTTAATTGGTAGTTTAACTTCTTCTATTGCAAATTTAGACACAATAAATTCTGTAAATGGTATTAATGGAGTTTTTATAAGTGAAGGATCAGGTAGTAGAGCAACTAATTTAGTAATAGGAGATCCAAACTCACTTTCTACAATTTCAGGCACAGGTACTTCAGGTCAAAATCTTATAGCTATAGGATCAGGATCATTAATATCTGCTACTACAACTTTTAGAAACATTGCTTTAGGTAATAATGTATTATCTACTATTACTTCAAACGGTTCAAATAACAATATAGGTATTGGATTTGACGTACTGACTTCAGGTTCTACTTCTTTAACTAATAATATAGCAATAGGTAACTCAGCTTCATATGCCGCCATATCAGGTGATAATAATATTGCTATAGGAACAGAGGCTTTATTCTCTAATACAGCTCAAGCCAATAATATAGCGATAGGATTAAGAGCAGGTAAATTAGCTACAGGTGCTGTTAGTTCTATTTTTATAGGAGTAGATGCTGGAGCAAATGTCACATCAGGTGATAATAACATAGCAATTGGATTTGAAGCATTAAAACTACTAACATCAGTAGGTAATAATATCGCTATAGGATTCCAAGCAATGGTATCTGGTTCAGGTGCTCAAGACAGTATTGCTATAGGTTCAAGTGCTTTAAGAAATATTACAACAGGTGATGATAATTTAGCAATAGGTGCTAATGCTTTAGCTACAATAACTACAGCTGCTGGTAATTTAGCAATTGGAACTAATTCTATGGTATCAAGTTCTGCTACTTTAGCATCAAATAATACATCAATTGGTTTTCAATCTTTACAACAAATTACAGGATCTAATAATGTTGCTTTAGGTTATAGAACAATGCAAGGTTTTAGATCTGGATCCAACAATACAATTATAGGTTTTAATAATATATCTGGCTCTACTATTTCAGGCTCAAATAATACAATTATAGGGGCAAATATTGTATTACCTGATGGAGCTCACAATAATAGAATTATAATAGCCGATGGTCAAGGTACTCAAAGAATATCAGTTAGTGGATCTATAACATCAATTTCAGGAAGTTTAAATGTAACAGGATCAGGTGCTATTTTTACATTACAGCCACAATCACCATTACCAACAGTAGGTATACCAACAGGATCTTTTGCAGTATCTTCTTCAATACCCGCAAAACCTTATTTTTGGGATGGATCAGTATGGAATGCTTTGTATTAATTTAATATTTATTAGAAATGTCAACATTTAATATACAGGTAACTCCTCAAAATAATACTTTGTTAGTAATAGACAATGACCAAAACCAGGTTGTTGTTACTAATCCTATTACCTCTGTTGTTGAAGTTGTATCACAAGGTCCACAAGGACCTAGAGGAGTTTCTTTTCCTTATACAGGATCTGCTATAATATCTGGTTCTTTAATAGTTACAGGATCAATAATAATGTCTGTTACTGGCTCATTTGTGCTACCTTTATCTCAATCATCTTCTCCATTAACAGGGTCAGCTTACTGGTCAGGATCTTTTTTGTATATTTATGATGGTACTTATTACAGAAGTTCAAGTTTCGCTTAATTATAGTCATTTTAATAAAATATAACAATATATGGAAAATACAAAATTAACAGAACAAGAAGTACAATCACTTCTAGAGTTTCAACAACAAAGACAAACAATTGTTTTTGAACTAGGTAATTTAGAACTTACTCAAATTGACATAGACAATCGTAGAGAAGAACTTGAAACTTACTATTTAGAGTTAAAAATTAAAGAACAACAATTAGGAACAGAACTTTCTGATAAATACGGTAATGGTTCTATTAATCTTGAAAAAGGTGAATTTATTCCTTCTTAATTAAATCTTAACTTAAAAATTAAAGGACCTATTTATTGGGTCCTTTCCTTATTTTAAATATTTATAATTAAACAATATGAATATACCAATTTGGCCTGGCTCATCATCCTTTTTCCCTGGTAGTACCCCTTTTGGGTTTTATGATAATGACTATCAATTTCAAACTGATGCTGATAAAGTGTCTAGATTTTGTTCTTTGCGTTTAGGTTATCCTATTGAAAATGTTGAATTACAAGATATTAATTTTTATGCTGCTTTTGAAGAAGCAATAACTGTATATGGTAATGAAGTATATTCTTATCAATTAAGAGATAACTATTTATCTTTAGAAGGTGCTACAACTGCCTCTGTTTTAAATAATGCTTTAATTACTCCTAGTTTAGGTCCTATTGTTAGGATGTCTCAACAATATGCTGAGGAAGCGGGTACAGGTGGTAATGTAACTTGGTATAGTGGTTCTGTTACTTTAACTTCTAGTTTACAAGATTACAATTTAGAAGCTTGGGCAATTGAACAAAACATAACTGGTGGTATAGAAATTAAAAGAGTATTTTATGAAGGTACTCCTGCTATTAACCAATTATATAGTCCTTGGGCTGGTTTAGGTCCGGGCACTACAGCAGCTGTTGGTTTAATGGGCTTAGCAGGTTATGGACCTTCAACTAATTTTGTTTTAATGCCTTTAAGTTATGACATAGCAAACATTCAGGCTATTGAAATGAGTAATGCTGTTAGATATTCCAATTATACTTTTCAATTAATTAATAATAGATTAAGAATATTCCCAGTACCTGGAGGTGATGATAATGGAACACAATTATGGTTTAATTATATTAAAATAGATGATAGAAACAATGCTGCTATAACAAATGCTCCTTCTAAAATAACTAATGTAAGTAATACACCTTATAACAATCCAACCTATTCTCAAATAAACGCTATGGGTAGAAGTTGGATTTTTGAATATACTTTAGCATTATGTAAAGAAATGTTAGGTTATATTAGAGGTAAATACTCAACAATACCTATTCCTGGTGCTGAGGTAACTTTAAACCAATCTGATTTATTAACTTCAGCAACAGCAGATAAAGAAGCATTAATAACAAGATTAAGAGAATATTTTGATACAACATCAAAACAATCATTACTTGAAAGAAGAGCAGCTGAAACTACTGCCCGTCAAACTGAATTATTACAAGTTCCAATGACAATTTATATAGGATAATATGGCTTTATTTGGTGGTAGTCGTGATATAAGTTTATTTAGAACAATTAACCGTGAGTTAATGGCAAATATTATCTCTCAAGAGGTAGTGTTTTATAAATGTAATTTAGTGGAAACTAAAGTTAATATGTATGGTGAAGCATCATCTGGTAGAGTATTTGATAAACCTGTTTTATTTAATGCTTTAGTAGAAGTTGGTGACCAAACTGCACCTATACAAGATGATTTAGTAGGATTTAGCTGGCCTTTAACAGTTAAATTTTTACGTGATGATTTAGTAGATGCTAATGTTGTTCCTGAAATTGGAGACTTTATTATGTGGCAAGAGGCATATTGGGAAATTGATAATGAAAATGTAGTACAATTCTTCGTAGGTAAAGATCCTAATTATCCTTATTATGATGATCAAGGTAATAACCCATTAAATCCAGGTTTAGAAGATTTTGGTTACAACTTATCAGTAATTGTTACCGCTCATTATGTTCCTGCTGATCGTGTTGGTATTGATAAAACAAGACTATAATGGCTAGAGAAAGAAAACCAATTCCAAAAACCCAAAAAGAGATTTCTAACTCTTTAGTAACTCCTTTTGATAAGGAACAAGGTAATCCTAATAATGCTGTTCCTAATGAAAATAATAGAGCTTTACAACAGTCTTGGAGAGGAGATACAGTTAAACCATATACTGTAGGTATTCAAGATATTGATGAAGCTATTTTTTATTATTTAGAAAATGTAGTTAAACCTTCTGTAATACAAAATGGTGAATATATTCCTGTTCCTGTATTATATGGTTCTCCTGAGAAATGGAAATCATATCAAAGAGATGGTGTTTTAAGAGATGTTAAAGGTAGTTTAATGGCTCCTTTAATTATCTTTAAAAGAAACTCTATGGATAAAAATAGGTCTTTAGCAAATAAAATAGATGCTAATAACCCTAACAACTATGGAATATTCCAAAAATCATATAATCCATCAAACACTTATGATGCGTTTAATGTTTTAAATAATAGAAAACCTGAAAAACAACTTTATGCTGTTGTTGCTCCTGATTATGTAACTATAACTTATTCATTTGTTATTTTTACTTATTATGTAGAACAACTAAATAAAATAGTAGAAGCTATGAACTATGCTTCAGACGCTTACTGGGGTAATCCTGAACGTTTTAAGTTTCAAGCTAGAATTAATTCATTTGGTTTCCAAACAGAACTAAATGAATCAGCTGAAAGAGTAGTTAGAAGTACTTTTGATGTAGTGTTAAACGGTTATATTATACCTGATACAATTCAAAAAGATTCTATAGCTATTAATAAGTTTAATAATAAAACTAAAACAACAATCTTTTTTGAAACTACTGATACTATAGATTAATGGCGTTATTAAGTAAACCAGGTTTAATACCTTTACAGATTGAAAGTAATGGAAATCTAATTACAACCCAAGTTAACAAAATTAACTTTGCAGGGGCAGTTACTGGTTCTATAGGTAAGTTTAATGATTTAACTATTCAAATTGGATTAGCACCTAGTGCATCTTATTCTTTATTCGCTGTTTCTTCATCTTATGCTTTAACTGCTTCTTATGTAGCTAATGCTTCATCTTTTCCATTTACAGGTTCAGCTTTAATAACCGGTTCATTAGGTATAACAGGATCTTTTTCACAATCAGGTTCTGCTAATATATTTTTACAAGGATTAATAAATCAAACTACAGCAACAACTCATGTTGTAACATTTAATAATACCACTGGACAACTGTTTATAACCGCATCATCTGCTTTTGGTGGTGGAGGTGGTGGAGGTGCTCCTGGTGGTGCTACAAGCACTATACAATTCAATGATGCTGGGGTTTTTAATGGTAGTAATAATTTTACTTTAGTAGGAGGTAATACTGTTTCATTAACGGGTTCTTTATTAGTTACAGGTTCATCAAGATTTATAGGACCTATTACTGGTTCATCATTCACAGGTTCATTTACAGGTTCATTATTTGGTACTTCAAGTTGGGCTGTATCTGCATCACAAGCTATAAGTTCATCAATAGCAATAAGTAGTTCATTTGCTATAAGTTCATCATATGCTTTAAGTTCATCTTTTTCCCAAACTGCCTCTTTTGTAACCACTGCCCAAACTGCCTCTTTTGTAACCACTGCCCAAACTGCCTCTTTTGTAACCACTGCCCAAACTGCCTCTTTTGTAACTACAGCACAAACTGCCTCTTTTGTAACTACAGCACAAACAGCAAGTTATGTGTTAAACGCTGTGAGTGCTTCTTTTGCTACCTCTGCTAGTACAGTTTATATTGCTTCAAATAGTGGAACAAATACTAACTATACTTTAGTATTTAAAAATAGTACATTAGCTTTAGATAATTATCATCAATTAGCAGCTGACGGGACAAATGGTCCTTATTATAATCCATCAACTAATATCTTAGGGGGTGTTGGTGGTATTACAATAAGTGGTAGTATTGGTAGTTTTAATTCAATAACTGGTTCATCAATTACAGGTTCATTAACAGGATCATTACTAGGTACCGCATCTTTTGCTACAACTGCTTCATATGCCTTATCAGCAGCAACATTCCCATACATAGGTTCCGCGATAATTTCAGGGTCATTAGGAGTAACAGGTAGTATAAGTCAAGCAGATGATTTAGGGGGGTTAAGTATAACTCAAGAAATTATTAATTCATCAATTCCTCTTGGTTTAACTGCTGTAGTAACAAAAACAATACTAGGCCCTGCATCTATGTTTTTAGATTATCAAATAGTATCAGGATCTAACCAAAGAACAGGTACTATTGTAGCTAATTTTAATCAATTTGGCACTCCAACTTCAACTTACTATGAAACTGTGACTGCAGATATAGGTAATACATCAGTGATATCATTTTCAACAGATGGTACTCCTCCATACACAATACAAGCAAATAACTCTGGACCAAATCCATACACATTTAAAGCAATTTTAAGATACTTCTAACATGGCAGGCGAATTAATAATAAAAAACGGATTAGTAGTTTCTGGTTCAACAAATATATCAGGTTCAGTTACAGCAACCTCATTTACAGGGTCATTTTCTGGTTCTATAACATCAGCCTCTTATGCTGCTACTGCCTCTATAGCAGTTACTGCTTCTTATGCAACAAACGGTGGAGTGACTCAGTTACTAGCAGGATCAAATATTAGTTTATCACCAACTAATGGATTAGGACAAGTCACAATTACATCAACTGGTGGATCAGGTGGAACAGGAAATACAGCAACCGGTTCATATGGATCATTTTATGATACAACTACTCAAACAAACCCCGTTAGTAATGTCCCTCGTTCAATGTCTTTAAACACAACAGCTATTACAAATGGAGTAGCAATATCAGGATCGACAAATCCGTTCAATACTTATATTAAAACACAAAATGCGGGAGTATACGATATTCAATTTTCCGCACAACTTGATAAAACAGATTTTGGAACCGATCAGATTTATATTTGGTTACGAAAAAATGGAATTGATTTAATTGACACAGCAACTGTCGTAACATTAGTTGGTAACAACGGTAAACAGGTAGCCGCTTGGAACTGGTTTGTAAATGCAGCTACAAATGATTATTTTCAAATAATATGGGGTGCATCTGATACTAATGTAAGATTGCTTGCAGAACCAATTTCAAGTACTCATCCAGGTATTCCATCAGTAATAGTAACAGCAAATAGAGTAGATCAATTTTTAAGTAATACAGGATCATTCTCAGGATCATTTACAGGTTCATTACAAGGAACAAGTTCATGGTCAGTTAGTGCATCTAATGCTTTAACAGCATCTTTAGCACCACTTTATGTGTTAACAAGTACTACATCTTCAATGTTAGCTCCATATTTGCTAATTGCAAATACAAGTTCAATGTTGTCACCTTATTTACTCACATCTAGAACAGGTTCATTTGCTACAACAGGATCAGGTACTTTTTCTGGATCTATAGTCATTTCTGGTAGTATGGCCATAGGAACTAGTAGTTTAGGTCCAAATGAAAATAGTTTAACTTTAGGAGCACGTGATACTGTAAATGAAGGAGGACAAATAGGATTCAATGCACCAGGTGGTACTTATGCATCAGCTTCATTTATAGATCTTTATCAAAACAGAACTAGAATACTTAAAGGTACAAATGCCGGCAGTACTGGGGAAGTTGCTTCCTGGAATATGCATACCTTACAAATGTCATTACCAGCTTACACTAATGCTTCTTCTTTTTCAGGAACAGCAACTGCTAACTTAGCGGTGGATTCAAGTGGTAATGTTATAACAGTATCTACAGCAGGTGGTTCTGTTTTCCCATACACTGGATCAGCAATTATTACAGGATCATTAGAAGTAATAGGAAATCTAACAGTCAATACCCCCTCAGGGGACATTGATTTAACCTCTACCAACATTATATTAAATGCTGGGACTTTAAGAGCACCTTTACTTAATTTATCAATTCCACTCCCAGGAACACCATTAAATACTGTTTTAATAGATACTCTAAATGGTACTTTATATGTTACTTCTTCTTTACCAGGAGGTGGTGGGGGAGGTGGAGGCACTCCTGGTGGTGGTATAAACACTATACAATTTAATAATGCTGGAACTTTTAGTGGTAGTGGCAATTTTACTTTAGTGGGTGGTAATATTGTTTTATTAACAGGTTCATTAAACACTTTAGGTTCTATTAATGTAAGAGGTCAAGTATCAGCATCCTCATATAATGGAGATGGTTCAAATTTAACTAATCTATATACAACTCCAGTTTTATTTAATGCTCAAACTAGTAATTATTCAGCCTCTTTATCAGATTTAGGTAAGATGGTTGAATTAACCGGTTCTTCTCCTATTAGTATTTATATTCCACCAAACTCAGTAACCGCTATTCCAACAGGAAGTCAAATTACTTTTATACAAACAGGTACCCAAGTAACAACCTTTGTAACTGGTTCTGGAGTAACACTTAATAGTTATAATAATTTAAGAGTTTTAACCGGTCGATACTCAGTAGCTACTTGTGTTAAAAAATCAACAGACACCTGGTATTTATTTGGAGATTTAAGTTAATTATGTTTAATAGTGTTTTTAAAGGAGTTGTAGCATCTCCAAATAGATTTTCAACACAATATCTAGCTGTTTTAGCATATGCTAACAGTCAAGGATGGGGCTTACCACCAAGTATTCAACAAACTGTTCAAAATAATTTAATGGTATCTCTTGTAAATAGTAATATTTTTTCCCAATTAGATGCTCTTTACATTCTTGCAACCAGTGGAAGTCAAGAATTTTCCACAATCAACTGGATTAATCCAGGATCAAACAATATGACAGCTGTTGGATCCCCAGCACCTACATTTAATTTAAATAATGGGTGGACAGCTGCCACTACTACTGGTTTTATGGATACTAATTTTACATTTACTAATGCTGCACCTCAAAAATTAAGACAAACAAGTGGATCTGTTTTTGCTTGGGTTCAAGCAAGCACTTTAGGGGCAACTATTGTTGGTCATGATGGAACAGCAGGAGCTGATGAATTAACCCTTAGGTTTATTAATCAAAGTAACCAAAGTAACCGTATGATAACTAACACAAATTCTGCAGCTAATATTGATTTTTCATCGGTAGGTTTAATGACAGCATATAGTACAGGTGCTAATGCTCAATCATATTATAAAGATAATAGTTTATTAACAACACAAACAAGAACAAGTCAAGGTCCTGATATAATTAACTCTGTTTCTCTATTCAAATCAGGAGCAAGTCCAAATGGTGGTAATGCAAGAGTAGCTATTTTAGGATTTGGTGGAAACATTATATCAAGTCACTCTTCATTATATACAGCCTTAAACACATATATGACAAATAAGTAAAATTATGATAGTATTAACACCTAATGAACAGCAGTTTCAAGAACTTAATGGATACCAAAACGGAATATTTCGTTTAGAATTTGCTATAGATGGTTCTGGGAGGTATTTTGCTAACCTGAGTATATTAGAATATGAACCTTTTAAAGAAATTTGGAATAAACTAAACGAATTAGATAGAATTGAATTTACACCTCATCCTGAATCTGAAGACTAGATATTTAACATAATATATTTTTTTATTTTATATAATATTTATAACAAATGGCTGTATTATCTAAAACCGGAATAACAACAGGAGCAACAATCCAAACAGGTCATGTTACTCAATCAGTAGATGCTTTTACTGGATTAGTATCTTATGATATAACTTTATCAGGTTCTTTTACATTAACAGGTAGTTTAAATCAATCAGGTAGTATACAGGTATCTAATGCTATAACTGCTGGTTCATTTACTGGTTCTTTAGCAGGTACTGCCTCAGCTGCTCAGCTTTTAAGTAATATTAATCCTTCTTATCTCCCAAGTGCTAGTATTGGTGGAAATTTTTTAATTGGAGCTTTAGGTGTACTAGCAGGTTCAATAAAACTAAGTTCAGGTATTAGCGCTGTAATTAATCCCTCTGCTCTAACTGGTAAAAAATTCCAAACACAATATTGGGTAACTGCTACTAAAGCATCAGGTTCAACTTCTCCTTCTAATAATGCTTTGATGGTTGAAAGTTTAAACCCTCCAACTAATGACACTTTTAGAATTAGAGATATTGGAGCTTCTACAAATGATGATGTAAACTTTATTGTAGTTTATACATAATAGCTTATTTATATATAAGGGTTTTATTTTAATTGTTTTATTTTTTTAAACTTTTTAACATATTTATAACAGAATAAAAACTAAAAAAAATGGCATCAACTTTAATATCACCTGGCGTACTAGCATTAGAAAATGACCAGTCATTTATCTCCCAACAACCTGTAGTTGTTGGAGCCGCTATTATTGGTCCTACAGTAAAAGGTCCAGTTGAAGTACCAACAATTGTTACTACTTATAGTCAATATCAAAATATCTTTGGTACTACTTTTACAACAGCTAGTAATGCTTACACTTATTTCACCTCAATAGCAGCTTATAACTATTTTGCTAATGGTGGAGATTCATTATTAGTAACAAGAGTAGTTAGTGGTTCTTATACCTCAGCAACTAATGCTATTAGTGGTAGTAATACTTCTGGATCATTTATTTTAGAAACTATATCTGAAGGTATTATCATGAACAGTTCAAGCTCATTAGACACTTCAGGTTCATTAGCTTCAGGTTCAATAGATAATGTTAGATGGGAAATTCAAAACTCAAGTACTTCTTCTGGTACTTTTACTTTATTAGTTAGACAAGGTAATGATACTACTGTTAGTCCTATTGTTTTGGAAACTTGGACAAATTTATCATTAGATCCATTTGCACCTAACTATATAGCAAAAGTGATTGGTGATGTTGATAATGTTTATAACAGTACATTTAACCAAATCATGTTAACTGGTTCTTTTGCTAATGCTTCAAAATATATTAGAGTAAAATCAGTTGTTAATCCAACTCCTAACTACTTTGATAATAATGGTGTAGCTAAAGCTCAATTTACTGGATTTATTCCAAATAACCAAAGCGGATCATTTAGTGGTGCCACTGGTACTTTAGCAACTAATGGTCAATTTTATGATGCAATCACTGATGGTAATAGATCTCAAGGTATCCCAAGTGGTAGTTATACCAACATGATTAGCTTATTATCTAATGCTGATGATTATCAATTTAATGTGTTATTAACTCCTGGATTATTTAATTCATTACAAACTTCAACTGTCACTACAATTATTGCAAATACTGAAAACAGAGGTGATAATATTTATGTACTTGATTTAGTACCTTATAATTCTTCAGTAACAGCAACAACTACTCAAGCTATTTCTAGAAATACTTCATATGCTACTTCTTATTGGCCTTGGGTTCAAGTTGTAGATCCTGATTTAGGATATAGAGTTTGGGTTCCAGCATCAACTGTTATTGGTGGTGTATATGCTTATAATGATACAGTAAGTGAGCCTTGGTTTGCACCAGCGGGTATTAATAGAGGTGGATTATCTCAAGTAGTTAGAGCTGAACAAAAATTATCTCAAGCTTCTAGAGACACTTTATACACAAATAAAGTTAACCCAATAGCAACATTCCCAGGAACAGGAGTTGTAGTATATGGTCAGAAAACATTACAAACTAGAGCAAGTGCTTTGGATCGTGTAAATGTAAGAAGATTATTGATTGCTTTAAAATCTTACATTTCTCAAATTTCAAACACTTTAGTATTTGAACAAAATACTATAGCAACTCGTAATGCCTTCTTATCTCAAGTTAAT